TCAGGATGTACCAGGCAGCAGAATAGGCATGCCTAAAATAAATATTATTGGTGCATCTAAATTTGGTAAACTAAAAATATTGCTACCAGAGAATGCTCAGGTAACTTTAAGTACAAGTCCTGTTGTTGCTAAATTAAAATCTTTATTAAAAGATTATAAGCCAACAGATTTTTTGCTACTTACAGGTGACCCAGCGATAATTGGTATTGCATGCTCCATAGTTTCAGATTATACTAATGGGCTGTATAAACTTTTGAAATGGGACAAACAAGAAAGAATGTACTATCCGTTAGAAATTAACTTAAACCAGAAAGAAGAAAACCATGTCAACGATAATAGACTTTGAAGAAGATCAAGTAAAATCTGTAACTCAGATTGATTCAGCTAAAACTTTATCAGATAAAGTTTTAAGATTAAAAGAATTAGAAGACGAGATTCAAAACGCAGAAGAAAGTATTAATAAGTTAAAAGAACAGGCACGAATACTTTCTCAGGTAGAGATACCTCTAATGATGCATGAAATGCATATTACAAAATTAAAGCTAAAAGATGGTGAGTCTGTAGAAGTAAAACCTTTTTACAGTGCATCTATTGTTCCAGAAGTTCAGGAACAAGCTTTTGAATGGCTTCGTAACAACGGTCTAGGTGATATTATTAAAAATGATATCACTGTTACCTTTGGTCGTGGCGAAGATAACAAGGCGGCACAATATGCTGTCCTTGCACGAGGTCAGGGATTTGAACCAGTCCAGAAAGTTGGTGTTCATTCCCAGACACTCAAAGCAGTGGTCAGAGAGCGTCTCGAAGCTGGACAAGAGATGCCCTCTGATCTATTTAAAACGTTTGCAGGTAACCAAACAAAAATAACAAGGAGATAATAGAAAATGGAAACGAGAAACGAGAAGCAAGTAGCAATAAAGAAAGATGCGCCACTACCTTCTACAATAATGTTTGAAGGTGATGCACATGCAGGTTTTGAGAATGTAAAGCAAGGAAGTTTAGCTTTACCAATCTTGAAACTATTACAAAATGGTTCTGCTGAAGCACAAAAGCGAAATCAAGCTTATGTAGAAGGAGCTGAACCTGGAATGTTACTAAATACAGTAACAAAGAAAGTTTATGATGGAGCTAAAGGAATAAGTGTTATTCCTTGCCATTATAGATTGGAATACCAAGAATGGTCAGACTTTGGAACAGGATCAGGAAGACCTGAACAAATTTATTCTGATAGTTCTGATATATTAACTAAAACAACTAAAGATCAAATGGGTAAAGATAGATTGCCAAACGGTAATTATATTTTAACTGTTGGTCAACATTTTGTTGTAATAGTTGATAATGGTTCATCTGAAACTGCTCTTATCTCTATGAGTTCATCTCAAGGTAAGATTAGTAGAAAATGGAATGCTATGATGATGTCTATCACTTTAGATGGAAAAAATGGTGTATATACTCCACCATCATTTAGCCACATTTATAATTTAAAAACCGTATTGAATTCCGGTAAAGGAAATCAATGGTATGGATACAACATAGAAAAAGTTGGTCCAATACAAGATCCAGCAGTGTATGAAAGAGCTAAACAGTTCTATCAATCATTAGCTAACGGAAAATAGTTATAACTTCTTGGGTGGTAGAAATACCACCCATATAAATAAGAGTGGGATATGTTAGAAAGATTTAAAGAGATATTTGCTGGTTTGCAAACTGCATATGGACAAACCAAAGTTACAGAAGAATTTTCAGAGAACGGAAAACACGAAGCTAAATCATTTACAATAAAAAAACCAGTGTCAGATTTATTATGGCAAGCTCATTTAGACGGAGCTGAACCAGCATTAGGTATAGTTCCAATTAGAGAAGATAACAAATGTAAATGGGGATGTATTGATATTGATACTTATCCATTTGATCATAAAGCTTTTATTAAAAAGATTAGAGATAAAGATTTTCCTATGATTTTATTTAGATCTAAATCTGGTGGAGCTCACGTATTTTTATTTACTAAAGAATTTGTTGCGGCAAGTTTAATGAGAGAAAGATTAAAAAAGATTGCAGGTATATTAGGATATGCAAAAGCAGAGATATTTCCTAAACAAGATTACATTAGAGCTGAGAGAGGAGATACAGGGAGTTTTTTAAATGTTCCTTATCATGGAAGTAATAAATCAGTTAGGTTTGCATTCAATGATAATGGAGAAGCATTAAAAGTAGATGAGTTTTTTAAATTATATGATCAATATTCTTTAACGGAAAAAGAATTATTTAACTTAAAAATTAATGAAACAGATAATTCAGATGATTTTTTAAAAGGTGCACCACCTTGTTTACAAACAATATTAAAAGATGGAATGAATGAGGGCGGAAGAAATGACATGATGTATAACATTGGTGTTTACTTAAAGAAAAGATTTGAGAATGAATGGCAAGCAAAAATGTATGTCTATAATGAGAAATATATGAAGCCACCATTACAACATGCTGAAATAACAAGATCTATAGAATCTGTTGGTAAAAAAGATTATCGTTATAAATGTAAATTAGAACCTATTGTTAGTTATTGTAATGCTAAGTTGTGTTCTAAAAGAGAATTTGGAGTTGGAGATGATGTTCCACCACCAGAGATAACAGGTATTAGTAAATATCCATCAGATCCTCCGCTATATTTTGTTAACATAGATGGTGATAGCGTTGAGGTAGATGATGTTACATTACATGATCCTGAGAAATTTTCTGTGGCATGTATGAATCAAATATCTAAACCTATGCTTCCATTAGGAAAGATTATATGGAGAAAACAATTAGTTAAGTTATTTGATAAGTTACAAGTATTAGATGCTCCTGATTCTGCAAAAGTAGATGTGCAAATAAAAGATCTATTGGCTGACTTTATAAATAAAGCACCAGGTAAGAAGATAACTGATATAATGAGAGGTTTACCTTTTACAGAAGAAGGATTTACTTATTTTAAATTTTCAGATTTATGGAAATATTTACAAAGATCTAAGTCATGGATATTGCAAAAACAAAGAACATTAAGACTATTAAGTGAATTGTTTGGAGCTAAGGAAGAAAGAATATCTATAGAAAAGAAACTTATTAGAGCAATGAAGATGGAAACTATTAAATTAGATAAACCAAATGTAAGACAAACAAAAATGAAAGAATCTAGTTTAGTATGAAAAGAATAATTATTCCAGGACCTCCAGGAACAGGAAAGACATATCATTTAACCAATCATTATTTAAGGAAAGAGATTGAAGAATATAAAACTCCTACTAATAAGATTGCTTACATTACATTTAGTAATGCAGCCACGGAAGAAGCGAAGAAAAGAATTGATAATATATTTCCCAATTATGATATTAAAAAAGATTTTCCTTATATATCTACAATGCATTCTTTAGGTACAAGACAATTAAATATAGATACTAATACACAATTATTAAAAGATTCTAAATGGAAAGCATTTAAAAACTTTTCACAAATATGCAGAGATATGTCTTTTGAATCATATATAAATGATTCTGGAGTACCTCAATATAAAAACAATCACATGAAGATTATTGAATATGCTAGAGCGAAAAAAATTTCAATTGTTGATGCCGCAATAGAATTAGATTTACAACATTTTATTGATGTGTGGTTAACAGAACAGATTGATGCCGATTTAAAATCATATAAAGAACAAACAGGGATGATTGAATATTCCGATATGATTAAAAAGTTTGTTGAGAAAGACAAGTGTCCCCCACTCAAAGCTGTTTTTCTCGATGAAGCCCAAGATCTGAATCCTCTGCAATGGGATATGTTCTTTTACATTGAATCAAAATGTGAAAGATCTTACATTGCAGGGGATGACGATCAAACTATATATACATTCCAAGGAGCAAATGAAAACATATTTATAAATTTACCAGGTGAAAAAGATCCAAGAGTAGAATCTAGAAGAGTTCCAAGAGCAGTTCATAAAGAAGCTTTAAGTATATTAGATCATATAGACAATCGAATGATTAAAGATTGGAAACCAAGAGATGCGGAAGGAAAAGTATTATACAATCAAACTATTGATAATATAGATTTTAGTTCAGGTAAGTGGATGATTATAGCTAGGACTAATAAAATGTTGTATCCAATAAGAGATTATTTAACTTCTTTAAACCTAAGATTTGCTAGTAAAATCAATGACTTATTGCCGAATCAATTATTAGAAGCATACAGAATTTGGGTAAGATTAAATGAAGGAGCTTCTGTTGGTGGAGACGAGGCTAAATTAATTTACGAATATTTAAGTTATAAATTAAAACATGTAAGACGAGGATTTTCAGAAGGTAAATCATTAGAGAATGTAAATTATGTAGATCTAGATGATCTTATGATGGATCATGGATTAGAAATATTTGGAAGCTGGGAACAATTAAATATTCCAGATGAAAGTAAATCATACATGAAAGCATTATTAAATAATGGAGACAATTTATTTTCAGAACCAAGAATTAAAGTATCTACAATACACGGTGTGAAAGGTGAAGAGTGTGAAAATGTTGTTTTGTTTACTGATCTAGAAAAGATCATTTATGAATCAGCATTAAGAAATCCTGATCCTGAACATAGATTGTTTTTTGTAGGTGTAACCAGAACAAAGGAAAACTTATATATCATGCAACCAACTGAAGAATATCATTACAACATAGGAGATCCAATTATATGAGCAACAAAATATTTTTTAAACAAGTAGGAGGAGCTCATTATAAAAAATATAAAATACAACCTTCTAGATTTATCAATGAAAATAAGATACTGTTTGCTGAAGGAAACGCTATTAAATATATTTGTAGACATCAAGACAAAGGAAAGAAGCAAGATCTTTTAAAAGCAATTCATTATATAGAAATGATTATTGAAAGAGATTACAATGTTTAAGAGACCACAAACAGCTACTTACATAATAGGTTTATT